GGGAGAATGAAGTAGAAGTATTAAAAAATGATAGTGATGCTTTAAATGAATATTATAGACAATTCCCAAGGTCTGAAAAACATGCTTTTAGAGATGAAACTATCAACTCGCTGTTTAATTTAACCAAAATATACGAGCAAATAGACTTTAATGAAGAATTAACTAGAGAAGGTCATGTTGTTCGGGGCAATTTCGGGTGGTTGAATGGTAAAATTGATAGCAAAGTAGTATGGCAACCTAACATTAAAGGTAGGTTTTATATATCTTGGATACCTAATAATAAATTTCAAAATAATATAATAACTAAGAATGGTATTAAATATCCTGGTAATGATGGGCTCGGAGCCTTCGGGTGCGATAGTTATGACATCAGCGGTACTGTTGGGGGTGGTGGGTCTAATGGTGCTCTTCATGGATTAACAACATTTTCTATGGATCCTTTAATTCCAAGCACTAAATTCTTTTTAGAATATATAGCGAGGCCTCAAACAGCTGAGGTGTTTTTTGAAGATGTATTAATGGCTTTAGTATTTTATGGAATGCCTATACTTGCAGAAAACAATAAACCTAGATTGTTATATCATTTAAAAAGAAGAGGATATAGAGGTTTTTCCATGAATAGACCTGACAAATTAAAATATAATCTATCAAAAACAGAAGTGGAGTTAGGGGGAATACCTAATACTTCTGAAGATATTAAACAAGCGCATGCAGCGGCTATAGAATCATATATAGAAGAGTATGTGGGATCTAAAGGAGAAGATCATGGTAACATGTTTTTCCAACGGACCTTAGAAGACTGGGCAAGATTTGACATATCACGAAGAACAGCTCATGATGCTTCTATTAGTAGTGGTTTAGCTTTAATGGCTTGTAGAAAACATATGTACAGGCCCAGCGCAGAAAGAAAAGTAAAAATACTTGATTTTGGGTTTTCAAGATATAATAACAAAGGATCAAGAAGTGAGATAATAAAATAAATATGGCAAAAACAACAGGGCAATACAGCTCATTTCCTAGTCAGGCAGTTTCCGACGGTGAAAAGCGTTCAGATGATTATGGGTTACAGGTCGCTAAAGCTATCGAACAAGATTGGTTTAACAGAGATGGTAATGTTGGAAGATTCTATCAGTCTTCTAATCAGTACAATATGCTTAGACTATATGCTAGAGGTGAACAATCTATAGGTAAATATAAAGATGAATTTTCTGTAAATGGAGATCTGTCGTATTTAAATTTAGATTGGAAGCCGGTACCTATTATACCTAAATTTGTAGATATAGTAGTTAACGGGATGCAAGATAGATTATTCTCTATAAAAGCAGTAGGGCAAGATCCTTTATCTACAGATAGAAAAACTAAATTTGTAAAAGGTATTGAAAGGGATTTAGCAGCCGCTGAACTTTTAAAAGTTATGGAGGCAGAGCTGGGACAAGCCCCGAGGACTATTCCAGAAGATGAATTACCTCTTAATAGTGAGGAGTTTCAGTTGTACATGCAACTTAATTATAAGCAAGGTATAGAAATTGCAGAAGAACAAGCTATTAATAATGTTTTTTTAACTAACAAATACAAAAACATTAAAAAGCGTATTGATTACGATTTAGCTACTATAGGTATTGGAGCAGGTAAATGTACTTTTAACAATACGGATGGTATAAAGTTAAACTATGTTGACCCAGCTAATTTAATATGGTCATATACAGAAGACCCTGATTTTAGTGACTGCTATTATTTTGGTGAGGTTAAAAGAGTAAAATTAAATGAATTAAAAAAAGAGTTTCCTGGTACTTCTAATGAGGAGTTTAGGCAGCTTGCGAGAGAAAGCTATGACTGGACTTCCTATAACGATAACACTAATGCTCAAAACAATAATGATGACAATATTGTTTCGGTACTATATTTCAATTGGAAAACTTGGGAAAACAACGTATATAAAATAAAAGAAACATCTACAGGCGCAAATAAAGCTATCAAAAAAGATGATACTTTTGATCCCCCAAAAGATCAAAGATCTAGATTTGAAAAAGTAGCTGAAGCTGTAGAAGTAGTTTATGAAGGTGTTTTAATATTAGGTTCTAATACTTTATTAAAATGGGAAAAAGCTTCTAATATGATAAGACCTAATTCTAATACTAATTTAGTATTAATGAATTATGTTGTTAGTGCACCTAGAATATATAGAGGAGCTATAAATTCTTTAGTTTCTAAGATGATGCCTTATGCTGATTTAATTCAGTTAACGCATTTAAAAATGCAACAAGCTATACAAAAAATGACACCTTCAGGTGTTTATTTAGATGCTGATGGTCTAGCTGAAATTGATTTGGGTAATGGTACTAACTATAATCCACAAGAAGCATTAAACATGTATTTTCAAACAGGATCTATTATAGGTAGATCGCTCACTGTGGATGGAGATCAAAATATAGGTAAAGTACCTATTACAGAACTACCGGGTGGTGGTGGTGGGCAAGTTCAAATACTTGTTGGTGCATATAATCAGTACATACAAATGATGCGCGATATAACTGGGCTAAATGAGGCTAGAGATGGTTCGGACCCAGATCCAAAAGCTTTGGTAGGTGTACAAAAATTAGCTGCAGCAAATAGTAATGTAGCCACAAGGCATATTCTTGATAGTAGCATGTCTATAACCACGAGACTTGCTGAATGTATAGCTTTAAGGTTTAAGGATGTTTTAGAATATCATCCAACTAAGGAAGCCTTTATAAGTGCTATAGGGCCGTTTTCAGTAGGATCTTTAGAAGAAATGAAAAACATGCACCTGCATGATTTTGGTATATTTTTAGAACTTGAGCCAGACGAAGCTGAAAAAGCTATGCTGGAAGCTAATATACAAGCAGCACTAACTCAGGGTAGTATATTTTTAGAGGACGCTATTGATGTTAGAGAAATAAAAAACATTCAATTAGCAAATCAACTTCTTAAATATAGGAGAATTAAAAAACAGCAAGTTGACCAACAACAAGCTCAAGCGGCTAGCGCTGCACAGGCAGAGGCTCAAGGACAAGCGCAAGTGGTGGTAGAAAATGCTAAAGCCCAAGCTGAACAAGTTAAAACAGAATCTAAAATACAATACAGACAAGCTGATATTGAATTTGAAATTAAAAAACTTGAAGTAGAAGCTAGAACAAAAAGAGAATTAATGCAATTTGAATATGAATTAAATGTCAAATTAAAGGAATTAGAGCTACAAGCTCAAAAAGAATTAGTAGAAAAACAAAGTGAAACTCAAAAAGATGTTGCGGCAATGAAAACCTCAACAGCAAGTTTGTCTGGGCCACCTGATAGTGGTAAACCAGCTAAATCGTTTGAATCAAAAGGTAATGATGTGCTTGGCGGTATTGATTTATCTAGGTTCGAACCAAGATAAAAACAATTAATTATTATATTATATTATGGAAGAAAAAGTACAAGTAGAAGTTATGCCAGATGCAGACACAAGTCCGCAGAGTCAAGAAGAAGCTGTTTTAGAACAAGCAGTTGAAAAAGGAGAAGTAAGTCAAGAGTTTGGCTTACAAGATGATGGTGTATACAAAATAAATTTAGATGAACCTTTAAAAACCGAAGAAGATGCCGTTCAGGAGCGAGAAACAGCGGAAGTATCTGTGGATGAACCATCCGGAGATAGCAAAGAGGTGGACAGCGAGGTACGGGTCGAACCCAATAAAGAAGAAGCTAAAGAAGAACAGCAAGAAGAAGAAGTAGCTGATGTACCAGATTCTCCATTAGAATTAATAAAAGAGGAAAAGGTTGAAGAAGAACAAACTCAACCTGAAATTATAGAAGAAAAAACTGTTGAAACTGAAGAAAAAGTTTTACCAGAAAATATAGATAAGCTAGTACAGTTTATGGAAGAAACAGGCGGAACAGTTGAAGACTATGTTAGCTTAAACCGCGATGTCTCTAAAATGGATAATGTTGCTCTATTAAGAGAATATTACAAAAATACAAAACCCCATCTAGATACAGATGATGTAGAATTTTTATTAAACAAAAATTTTGGATATGATGGAGAGGCGGATGATCCGCAAGAAGTTAAAGCTAAGCAATTAGCTTTTAAAGAAGAACTATTTAATGCTCAGAATCATTTCAATTCTAGTAAAGAGAAATATTATGCTGATCTTAAGTTAAGAAAGCAAATAGATATGTCTCCTGAACAACGCGAAGCAATAGAGTACTATGATAGTTATAAGCAACAAAAAGCTGACAGTGAGGTTAAAATAAAAGAATTTAAACTACAAACTGATAAGGTTTTCAACAAAGATTTCAAAGGTTTTGATTTTAAGGTTGGTGAAAACAAATATAGGTATAAAGTAGATAACCCACAAAAAGTAAAGGAATTTCAATATTCTATTAACAATTGGATTGAAACACACTTAGATAAAAAAGGTAATATAAAAAATGTACCTAATTATCATAAAGCCTTATTTACTGCTCAAAATGCAGATAAAATTGCTGGACACTTTTACGAGCAAGGCCGTGCCGACGCTATAAGAGAAAGTGCTAAAAAAGCAAAAAATATAAATATGGATCCTAGAAAGGATAATGCTTCAATGCCTAAAAATAACACCTCAGGAATACGAGTTGTTTCAAGTAGTAATGATAATCCTAATAAGTTGCGCGTTAAATGGAATAAATAATACTTAAAATCAAAACAAATGGCTTTTACAGGCGGTATACCCGCACCATTACAACCCACGCAAACAAAAAACATGTATGCTGGGAATTACATTAACTTTACTGATGCAAATTTTGCACAGTGGGGACAACAATTTTTACCTGATGTATACGAAAAAGAAGTAGAACGATATGGAAATAGAACTATCGGAGCTTTTTTACGTATGGTATCAGCGGAGATGCCTTCAGCTTCTGACCAAATTATATGGACAGAACAAGGAAGGTTGCACACTAGATACGTAGGATGTTTACACGTAGCTAATAACGCGGCAACAGCAGCGGCGGCAGGAAATGCAGCTACAGCTGGTGGTAATGTACAACATTATTATGTACCTGCAGCGGCTCAAACAGCAGTTGAAAGCAGCGGCTCTACAACACAAAAAACTACACAAGTTAATTTTAGAATAGGACAAACAGTAATGATCCAAAAGCAATCAACTGCTACATCAGCAGAAGGTGCGGCTGGAGCACCTGTTGTTAAAGGTGTAGTTACATTTGTTGATGCTCAACACTTTTCAATCAAAACTTACGGCGGAGTACCAGCTATTATTACAGCTGATCGCTTTACAGTTATTGCTTATGGTTCAGAATTTGCAAAAGGAACTTCAAACTTTACTGGCAAGTTAGACCCTAGCTATGCTACTTTTTCCAATTCACCAATTATCTTAAAAGAAAATTACTCTATTAATGGATCTGACACAGCTCAGATTGGTTGGATTGAAGTTACTTCTGAGAATGGTGCTAATGGATACTTATGGTACATGAAATCAGAGCATGAAAATAGACTTCGTTGGGAAGACTATCTTGAAATGTCTATGGTTGAAGGTGAGCTACAGGACGGAACAGGTGCTGTATTAGGATATGGATCAACTCAAACTGCAAAAGGTACTGAAGGTTTCTTTGCTTCATTAGAGGCTAGAGGAAATGTTTACTCTGGATTTGGAGCGCAAGCTGCAGGTGGTGGAGCATTAACTGACTTTGATGCAGTTCTTAAGCAATTAGATAAGCAAGGTGCTATAGAAGAAAATATGCTTTTCTTAAATAGAAATCTTTCTTTAGAAATTGATGACATATTAGCACAACAAAACGGAGCTTACGCTGGTGGTACTTCTTACGGGGTATTCAACAACGATGAAGATATGGCTCTCAATTTAGGTTTCTCTGGTTATCGTAGAGGTTCTTATGACTTCTATAAAACTGACTGGAAATACTTAAATGACTGGGCTACTCGTGGAGGCTTTGGAGATATTGAAGGTGTATTAGTGCCAGCAGGTACTTCTACAGTTTATGACCAACAATTAGGTCAAAATATCAAACGTCCATTCTTACACGTTAGATATAGAGCTTCAGAAGTTGATAATCGTAAAAACAAGTCTTGGGTAACAGGATCTGTTGGAGGCGCAGTTACAACTGATGTTGATGAAATGAGAATGAACTACTTAAGTGAAAGATGTCTCATTACACAAGCGGCAAATAACTTTGTATTATTCAAAGACGCTTAATTTTTTAACTACAGGATACGGGCTCTTCGGGGCCCAGTATTCTTATTTTATATTATTTAATCATGACTACAACAATAACGAAAAAACAAGTGTCTAGAGTTTCTCCTTTAGAAAAAAACTGGGAAATAAAAGACAGAACATACGTATTAACTAACAATAGATCTCCTATAACTTGGACAATACAAACCAAAGGGTCGCCTAGAAATCCATTATTATGGTTTAATGAGGCCACTGGGGAGAATAGGGAAATAAGATTAGCTTCTAATTTTCCTAGTATTTTTGTTGATGAACAAAAAGGGCAAGCACTTTTAGAACATATTATATTTGAAGAAGGTGTTATATTTGTTCCAAGAAATAAACAAAACGTTCAAAAATTAATGTCTATATATCATCCTTTAATAGGTGTTTTATGGGAAGAAATTGATGACGTTAAAGACGCTGAAGATGAGGTTGATTACGTTGAATATGAATTAAAAGCATTAAACTTAGTTAATGAATTAGATATTAGTCACTTAGAAGCAATAATGAGAACAGAATTAGGTTCTAATGTTTCTAAAACTTCTTCTAAAGAATTAAAAAGAGATGCTTATCGTTTTGCAAGAAATAATCCTAAGTTATTTATAGAACTAAGTGAAGATGAAGATTTGCAATTACGTAATTTAGCTAATAGAGCAGTTGAATCAGGTATTATTAAATTAACAGATAATAACACTGTATTTAAATTTGCTAATGGCAAAAAAATAATGACAGTCCCATTTGAACAAAACGCTTATGCGGCTTTAGCACAGTATTTTAAAACCGACGACGGTTTAGACTTAATGAAGTCTATTACTAAAAAACTAAGCTAGAAAACCTGATATAGAGTGAGAAATCAACTCTATATCAACAATATTAATAATAAAAAAAATAAATGGTAAATATAAACACTGTATATCAAGCGGTTCTTGTTATTACTAACAAAGACAACAGGGGTTACATAACGCCTGAGGAGTTTAATAGTTTAGCGGATCAAGCCCAAGAATCTATATTTGCTAGTTATTT